CCTAAGTCATCCCATTTTTTGATGGTATCTTCTTTGATAACACGAAGGTGCTTAAGACCGATGTTACCAACCATACCTGATTCTAATAATGCTCCCATTTTTAAAATATTTGTTTTTTTTAATTCTTATTATTATTTTAATTTACTCATTAAATCTCTCATTCTTCTAAACTGAGGTGCTTCATATGCTTTTGACTCAGATAACATCTCTTGAGAAGATGATGTAGAAGGTGTTGATGTGATTTTTTCAGCAACAGACTCAGTAACTGGTTTTTTAGTTGTTAATTCTGTTCTGATTGAGTTGAAAAGATTTTTTGATTCACTTATAGTAGAAACGGTATCAAATCTTTTCAAAATATCCATTTTCTCCTGTTTTGTTGTTGTGTGTTCTGTAAACAATCTTGTTGCATGAGCAAGGTTAGCATTGAAAACCGCAACTTCGTTCAACTTATCTTTAAACAATACAAGAGCTTTTTTGTACTCATCGTTTTGTTTTTTCAAAGTTTGTAATTCTTCGTTGATTTCTTCTTTGCGACCTGCGCTTAACATTTTTTTAGGTAAGCCGCCCTTTTGACCAAAAGCCATAGAACGAGAAGCTTCTGTTGCTTCAACTTCCTTAGACTCTCCCTCAGAAGCATCGAGATCAACCTCTTCCTCCTCTTCGTCCATGTCTAATTCGATTTCATAAACAGTTTCGTCTTCTTCAGCCATTTCCTCTTCATTCCACTCTTCAGACATATCTTCTTCAGATACTTCTTCATGAGCTTCTTCTTCAGACTCATCCAACTTAATGATATACTCATCATCACCATCTTGTAATTCGATGTTTTCACCATCTTTTTTAACAATGATTCCATCTTCATCAGACATTGCTTTAAATACCTTTAATACTTCTTCATCAGAAGCACCAGTCATATCAAGCGTATCTTCGTCGCTAGAATCACCAAAATCTGGCATGTCATCCATTTCTGGCTCCATTTCATCATCCATACCCGGTTCTTCATCGCCCATTTCTGGAGCCATGTCATCACCGTCGATGTCTTTTGATGGTTCATCATTTATCGAGGGCATTTCTTCATCATCTTCAGCATCAGCTTCATCATCAGCTGGTTGCTCAGATACATCTTGTGATTCCTCTTCTTCAGGAGCATTAACTGCATCCTCTTCTTCCACTTCTTCTGATTCTTTAAGCAATTCGTTTAGTTCTTTTTTCATTACTGAAGAAAGTATACCTTTTGCATTTTGCTTTACTGCTTCTTCAAGTGTATTAACCTGAAGTAACGCTTGTTCTAAAATGGATTTTTCAGTCATTTTTATTGTATATTTTACTATATAAATATGTAAATATTTAAAAAAATCTCATATAGGATATATTAAATAGAGACTTTTTTGTTATATATTGTTTATTTTGATAAAAAACTGTCTAATCTACCCATTAATTTTTTCATTCGATCATCAACAACAGGTCTCTCTTCAACGGTTTCGTTGAATTTATCCTTATCATTAATGTCTTGAAAAACATATGCTCCAGGGGTAGATGGTGATGAAACTAAATCGAAGCAAACTAATTCGAAATCATCCTGAACAACATTTTGACCTTTAACTTGTTTAAGCGACCCAACACCTCTTGAAGAAATTCCTAGAGTAACACCATTTAATAGTAGCATTGCCGCTTGGTCTCCCTTACAGCTAACAATACCCATTTTTTTAAATCCTGGTGATAATAAAAGTTTTATTTTACCCATTAGGGTTTTACCCTCCCACCATGTTTCCATAATTGTGTGGGAAACTCTGTCTAAATCTATTAGTGATGAAGATGGGTGATTTAATTCATTTAGAGCAGAACCATTTTTTATAACCTCTTGGTATTTGTTGTTCTCTCTTTTTAATAATTGTTCGGGATAGATTCTACCATTCTTATTTGGTGTATCGAACTTTTGTAAAACAGCATACAGAACAAAGTCCTGATCGGTATCCTTGTTCTGCATTTCTGTTAAAACGTTTTTGTTTTTTATTTCGTCTGGTGAAATGTGACCAGCATCATATTCAATTAAAATCCCCCTACCGGTTTCATTAGGTCCTAATACTTTCATTTAGATATATTAATATACAATATAAATACATCTAAAATTTAAATCATTCTTTAGTTTTATTAAAATTGAATAAAGATTTGTTACTTAAACAAACGTCAATGGTCTCGTAAATCAAATTCTTTACCAAATTTTTAACCTTACTAGATTTAACATCAAAATGATTTTCAACAAAAAGGGTTATCTCTAGATTCATAAATGATCGTTTTTCTAGCTTTATACCCTTTGTCCTAATGTCTAAATCAACGATTGATTCTTTTTTAAATAAATTATCTAAATTAGAGTTTCTAATTAATTCTTTGATTTCTCTTCTTGATTGTGAAATGATTTTATCAAAATCACTATTATCAGAATTTGGTTTTACCCAAGAATTTAATTTTATATAAATTGTTTTTAAATTTTTGTGATCTACGGTACCATACCCTAATTTGATTTCCTTGTAATCACCTAAAGGAATATATTTTCCTATTTTCATTAATTTTTTACATAATTTTACGTATATTATGGTGTATATATAATATACGGTTTTTTATTGAAATCGCAAAATAAAATAAAAAAAATTTTAAATATGTTAATAATAGATGTAAAAAAAGGTATTGAGATTGCACTAAAACAATACAAAAACAAAGTGCATAAAGTGAGACAGATTCAAGAGCTTAGAGAAAGACAGCAATTTGTTAAGCCCTCAGTTAAAAAAAGGGATCAGGTAATTAAAGCCAAATACATTCAAAAATTAAAAGATGGTCTCATTTAAGAAAGACCATCTTTTAATTGCTTTAATCTAAAATAATTGTATTTTGTTGTGGTCATAGACTTAACTTCGGAAATCACCGAATTTAATTTATTACCCAATTCACCATCACTTGATTCACTAAGTAATGAATTAATTTTAGTTAAGATATCTTCCTTTAAAGACGGTACATCTTTTTCTAAATCCTCATTACTCAATGATAGGATATTTTTTAATTCTTCTTTTTGGTCCTCGTTTAGTCTATCAGAATATAATGTGTTAAAATTATTCGCTAAAACAGAGTAAAGTAAATTTTCATTTGTTGTATATGTAGATTCTTTATCTGAAGAAACATTTTTAGAAGTTGTTAAATGTTCAATTAATTTCTTTTTAGCAATAATTTTTTTATCTAGATTATTTAAACTATCGTCTTCAGCCAATTGATCCAAGTAAGAATATAATTCATTTGTTTCAAACTCAACGTTACCAAGGGCCTCATTCAATTCTTTACAAAACTTTGATATATCCTTTGATTTATTTTTTAATACCGAGTTTAACTCTTCGACATAAAGTTTTGCGACATCAGAATTATCAAAATATTTGTTTTCAATATCTTCATAAAACAAATACATTTCTTTAAAATCTTTATTTGTAACAATTTTAGATAAAATTTGTTTCATTTCAGATTTTTCGCCCGAGCCAAAAGACTCTGTTAATTTTTTTAAAAGCTTACTTTTAATAACCCCAACTTTATTCATTTTTAGTCATTTAATATATCCTTCAATTTATTTTCTATTTCATAAATATTCCTTTGAGCCTTTTCTAAATTAAAAAGGTCTTCAATATTTTCGCTTTCACCCAAAAAGGATTTGATTTTACTGAATTTATTTTCGCTTAAAGGTTCACCACCTTCTCCGCCCCCAGATGCTGGCGGTGGTGGTGCCATATCGCCCCCCATACCCTCACCACCCTCTGGTGCTTGAGCTTCTAATTTTTCTCTTTCTTCTTCTGGTATACCATACTTACTATCAACCTCATCAAAAACACCAGAACGCTTTATAACGGTTTGTGTATTTGTTAACTCAAATCCCATCGCTCTCTCAAGTCTTTGTTGTTGTAAATCAAGCAACACCTCATTATCACTCATACCAAGAATATTTTTCTTAGCCCAAGTATGTGACACTGGTAAAATACCTACCTGTGATTGGTCTGATGTTGCGTCTTTATATAAAGTGATCTTCTCCTTCCATTGCTCAATTTTCAATAAGTCAGATTGTGCAGATGGGTTTGTTAAACCTAAAGTAAAATTTTCTAACTCATCTTCTAAACCTAAAAGATATAGATGGATTAAAGCAACTTTATTTAATTCCTGTACTAAAGATTTTTGAATTCTATTGATTGTTCTAGCAAAACGAATATCCATTAAGGCTAAACTTTTTCCATCACCAACAACCTCTTCAAATCCTAAAAATGCCTTAGGAATACGCAACGCAGCCAATAATTTTTTCTGAATATATTCAATATCAGCAATCTCACCTAAATTCTGTGCTCCTGGCAATGTTTCAATAGGATTTGGTGCTGATGGGTCTCTAACTGGAATAAAAAAATCTTGGTCGATTGCCATTTGATTATAACGCATATCTACGTTACCATTTCTTTGGTCAACAACGGTATCTCTTTTAAATTTATTTGCAACACGTTGTACGTATGGTTCAATATCTTTATCATCCATATTACCAACGAATACTTTGAACACACGTCTTTCAGGCGCTCTAGATGTTCTGTAAATTAACATCGCGTCTTCAGCAAGAAGTAATTGTTTCCAAATTCTTCTAATTTTATCTAGCATGGAAGTACCATATGGTAACTTTCTATCATCACCAAGTAATCTAAAGTGAGCAATTTCCCAAGATTGGAATTCTAAATCTTTATTCTTCCAACTAAAACGTAATTCGCGAATTGGTGCTTTAATATCTCCTTGGTTTGGTGTTCTAGATTGAGCACCCTCCCATCTTTCCATTTCAATGTTTGGTAACTGTTGGCAACCAACAATTCCTCTTTCTGGATCGCTTTTTAAATACACAAAATTATCACCATACTTACAAAGGTTTCTCGCCCACATCTGAAGATTGGTGTTTATATCTAACTTATTTTCAAA